TTACTAATATTTCAATATCTGTCAAATCTTCACTATTTGCGAAAACCTCCGCCGAAGGATATTTTAAAACCATACCCGAGTGTTCGCTAAACTCTATCTTAAGAGTATCACTTTCAGTGTTTCCTGCAACCTCAAACTCATTTAAATTCATGTCGTAGTTTATTTTACTTTCGCAACTACCACAAATCAATTCAAACGATTGTATTTCTCCCACTGACTTAACTTTTATTTTTAAAAATAAGTCTTGTAGTTGATACATTGCAAGTGAGTCAACATCAATTTCATCAATACAACAATTTTTTACCACTTGTTTACAAGTCTGTATCATCTCATTTTTATTTTCAGATGCTACAGCTAATGTAAGCATATTATTTTCTTTTACAACAAACGGTCTACATTTTATATCTTTATCAGTACCTAGTATTTTTACGACAAAAGTAGGCACCTCAATTTTAGGCAATGCCATCATAATCTCCTATGATTTAAGTATTATTCTTTTCCAAATATTTTTACAGAATTATTGAAAAACCCATCAGCCTTATGTATTGCTTCATTTTTTATATTTGTATTGAAAGCTGTATTCATTGCAGTCTTAGACTCATAATTACTATAAGTAGTCATCCATCGTTTAGCCGACATGGACAATGATGTTCTGAGTTGTTGTGTGTTGCCCCAAGCAACAGGTGTTATGTTCAAAAGTTTTGGCATAGTTTCAATAAATTTCCATTCAGCTATAACATTATCCTGTGTGTCTAAAGATCTGACTTTTACATCTGCGGTTATGTCACTATAAAAACTAACTTCTTTTGTTCTCATGTTTGCAGTATGATTTATCCAAGCCTCGAAATATGTTCTTAGGCTCCAGGTTTCATCTACAAGAAAAGTAAATACAATTTCAGTGGACAAAAATTCTAAGTTTTGTGTTCGGTATTCTGTCCAAGGTCCTATTTTGTAAGGCACATTGGTTGCCGAAAGCCCAGGTAACTGCGCCTCTTCGCACATTAATGTTGTGAGAAAATTTGCTCCTAATTTTTTACAACCACCTATTTCTACCTCAAATCTGTCCGAACGTGGAAGATGCTCTCTTCTCATCCGGTGCATAAACTCTTGGTAGTTTGTCATTGATTTAGGCATTAATTACATCCTTGCTATCTTGGTATACAGCCTGCGTAGATGCACCTTGAAAACTTTGTGTCGGCAAAAAGATGGATGCCTTCCAGTGTTCAGGATCTATTTTTAAGAATCTACTATTGACCTGTGAATACAAATATTTTTTTATTGTTGGTTTTATTCCTGGGAATCTTGAAAAACTTTTCAACATACTCCACTTTACTTCAATTTTACTTTTTGCTGTCAGCTCTCTGTCTGTAAAATCTAACAAAGACCCTAACAGTTTTGCTCTCATCATAGGAGGCAAATAGTGCAAGTTAAGTCCTACAAAACCATTGCTTGTATCATCAAAAGGCATACACAAAGGGAATCTGTCAAAGTAAGGAAGTTGTTTTTTCATTTTCGGGTCGTATATAAACATATACATATCACCCGGTTCTAAACTTCCTGTCAATTCGCCCAAGTCAGTTCTACTAGCTTCACCGTATGATCTAATGTCATTAGCAAACTTGCGAACAGCTTGCTGATACCATCGAAACGAACGATCCTGCTCGCCTGCACTTGTTGTTATGTTTTGAAAAGGATTTGCCATAGTGTACTATTTATAATCATAATCCAAGTTCTTTTTCAGTTATAATTTTAAATTCCCACTTGCGGTCATCACAAAATTCTTTGGCAGCTTCCCATTTTGCAAGATTCACACCCCATTGTTTTACTTCTTGTATGAATCTTTTTGTTTTTCTTTTCGGTATTTTTGGTTCTTGTGTGAATCTGTGAGGCTTCACTTCAATCAAATACATCTTTGTTTTATTGCCTGATTTGACCTTGATGAAAAAATCAACAAAATATCTGTGTACTCTGTTGTCTAAGGGAGAACGATACGGTATCACTATTTCTTCACTACCCCACTCCATGACACAATCATTGAGATCACACCAATTCATAAACTTTAGCTCATAGCCTGATCTATAAATTATGTTTGATACGTTTCCTTTATATTTAGCAAGATTTCTCGGCATAAATCTGCCGGAATAAATTTCTTTCCGATAAGTCATAAAATCCTTATAAATAATGAGAAATACGTTTTTCTTATAGGATATTTATATGACGATCATTAAAAGAGGTTCTCCTGGACAAATAATTACAGAGAATTCTCCAGTAAGTCCCAATTTCGGAGAAGCCTCTACTGTGCAGCAATTTGATGGTGGATCGAATGATATTGTTTTAAATGACGTTTCTGAAAGTTATCCTGGAGCTACCAAAGAACAAAGAACAAGAGATGTTAATAATGACTTCTTTTCAAATTTAGCTAATACTTTAAGAGATGATCCAAGTAGAGGATTTAATCTTCCTGGCATTTTAGGAAGAGAGGATGACGATTCAGATGTTGACTCAAAATCATTAAGTAATTTTACAGAAAATTTACGTAGAAAACCAGCTGCTTCTCCTGTTGTATTATCATATCCTTCAGATATAAATGCAGGTAACAGTGATGCAGAACTAGTACATAGTGTAGTTTTTAGAATTATGGCTAGGAAAAATTCTAGAGAAGCTCGCAACCGAGGTGCAACGGGCAATGATGTTGATAGGAGTGATGAAAATACCATAGCAAACGAAGATGGACAAATATATCTTACAAACTTAGGCACATTTGCTGCCAGCGCACTAGTATATAAAAGGATATTTGAATCAAAGGATACTTTTTCAGGTAAATTATTAAAAGGTACATTAGGAACTCTTGCTTTTGGTGCTGTCAACAAGTCTCTCGGAACTCTTGATTTATTAGATAACAACACCACTGTAGACATACAAACGGCAATAGAACTTTATTTGACACAACCTCCAATAGCACAATACTCTGCAAATTGGGAAAATAAGGAACTTGGTCCCTTGGCGGGTGGTATTGCGACTAATGATTTATCTATGAATAGTTTAACTGGTATGCTAGAGGGCGGTAAAGATGTTCTTGAGCTGGGAGCTAGAGGAATAATAGGTGCCGCAGCATCATTGCCAGGAGCGTTGGGTATAGGAGGTGATTTGGCTGCGGGTATTGAAGCGACTACAAGAAAAGTATCTAACCCATATAAAGAACAATTATTTAAATCTATGGGATTTAGACAGTTTGCATTTTCATATAAATTTGTTCCTAGAAACTCAACCGAGTTAGAGACAGTGATGAATATAATACAACAGTTTAAATATCATATGCACCCAGAAAAAGATGGAAATTTATTTTTAAGTTATCCTTCTGAATTTGAAATTGAATATCATTATAAAGCAAAAGAAAATCCGTATTTAAGTAAGGTATCTACTTGTGCCTTAACAGACGTTAAGGTAACTTATGGTGGACAGGACGCTTTTACTTCATTCATAGACACCGATGGTGCACCGTCAGAAATTCAAATGGATTTAGCATTCCAAGAACTGGAAACACTTACCAATGATCGTATTGGTTTAAACTATAGGAATAGCTTATAATGTTTTTCAAATCTATGCCAACAATGCGTTATAAAATAGATAATAAACCTAGAATAGTTACCGACATATTTAAGAGAGTTGCTTTTAGTAAGTTTCAAAATTCTAAATTAGCTTTAGATGAATATTACGTTAGAGATAGAGAAACTCCTGAGGGAGTAGCTTATGATTTTTATGGTTCTAGCACATATCATTGGGTTATTCTTTTAGCTAACAATATTGTAGATGTATATAAAGAATGGCCAAGACCACAAAATTCATTGTTTGAATACGTTGAAGATAAGTACGGTGTAAACAATGCATCTGAAGTACATCATTATCTCCTTAAAAAAGATGTGAATGGTAATGATGTTACAGAAGAAATTTATGTTGATTACAACGCATCCGATCTTGCAACGGGTAAAATAGAGTCAGTGACTAACTATAAGTATGAAGAAGAATTGAATGATGATAAAAGACAAATGTATTTGTTAAAGCCCCAATATGTAGAAGATGTGATTGTTAGTTATAAAAGATTAATGGCAGGATAATATGGCTGCTGCAGAAGATGAACTAATAACTAATGCTGGAGACTATGAGTTAGAAGCATTATATTTACACACCAGTGTAGGGTTACTAGAT